AGCATATTTTGTTTTTATGATTCAACACACCCCCACATAATATTATTTTTATTTTTTATTTTTATTTTTATATTATAAACCCCATAAGGACTAACATATCTTATTATTTCCTTTTGTACGGCTTAACCCCAGCCCTATATTCAACCGCTTCCTGTGCTGACTTCTTAGCATGGCAACTATTGCATAATGTTTGCAGGTTGCTATCATCAAACTTTGCACCGCCTTTAGTTACTGGCTTGATGTGATCCACACAATGCCCGCCTGTTGTCTTGTTGTCCCTGCTGCATTGCTCACACAATGGATTGCTTTTAATGTAATGATTCCTTGTCATGCGCCATTGCTTTGATTGATAGAATGAACTGTTATCATATTGCCTTGTTTGGCCCTCTACTTTCTTAGGCATCCATGACTTTGGTTTTTGTTTTGGCAGGTACGGCATTACAATAAATCTTTAGCGTTATTAAATAAAACATCTTCCTCTTCCCTACTTCTTTTGTTTGCTATTCCAATAAGGAAATCCAATACTTCTTTCTTATCTTGTTCTGATGCTATTGCATGCCCAATAATTGATAAGATAAACATGTTGTCAATGTATTCCATGTCCTCCAGTTTATCATGCCTTACTGCAATATCTTTTATTGTATCAATTGCATTAAACATTGCTAATGATGTGGCTGCTTTTATAAACGTTTTATTTGGCATTCAACTCACTAATTAAGAAATAATATTCAGGATCAACTTCCAAAATGTATTCCATGTTCTTATGATAATCCAATAGCATTGTTCGCCCAACTCCCTCCCACATCTCATGGCATCCTTTCCTTTCACCCATACTCATACAATGGTATGTGATGTTTCTTTTCTCACATATTAAATCTGATCTCCTACTCCTTGGGATCAAATGGCTATTGCTTAAAGGAACATCAGAACGGCCACAACCTGTACAATAATGCCCTCTTTCATCCATGATTTCCATGTAAACCTTTCCCAACTTCCTGTTTATTTCCGATTGTTTTTTGCTAATTGCTTTCATAATCTATATTTTCATTCCCTATTGTTTCAGCCAAACTCATGTAATCTTCAATGCATTTCACAACCGCTGGCAACCCCTTGCATATTTCTGCATAGTAACCCCTTAAATTCAAATCATCAATCCATTCCTTTTGCACGCTTGTTGGCCTACCTTTGATTGTTTTTATTTCAATGAACAAACCAAAGTATCCACCCCTTGCTTCAGTTATTTGCAAATCAGGGAATCCCCTTGAATACCCTGTGCGCTTTGCTTTGATGGCTTGCCTTGGCCCTGTGTATATCCCACCCAATGATGCACAATATCTTGCATCAGGATGTTTTTCTTTTATCCAGTTAATTACTTCCGTTTGCAATCTTTCCTCGTTCATTATTAGTTACTGGGTAAATTAATGTTCAATGTGCTATTACTCCAAAATAAAACCTCATCCATGAATGCGGTAAATTCCTTAGTTGTTAATGTTGTGGTGCTTTTAATTGTTTCAGATTCAACTCCATTATCATCAACAATGTTTCTTTTTAAGAATTTATATTTTATAAGTGTATGCATTTCCTCTTTTGTGTAGCCAATTTCTTTGCTTAATATATCAATCCAAATCCAATATAAACTATTTTGTTCCTTTGATCGGTTTGCACTCCTTTCCCTTAATCTGATTTCAATTTCCTTTCCCTCAAATTGTTGCAAACTATCAATGAACAAACGTTTGTTATTCAGTTTCAGTTTCCCCTGTTGTATTGTTCCAAAATGCTTCATGTGCTGCAATAAATATTATTACTAAAGTTATTAAAATTATCAATGGGAATAAAATTGTACTTATCACCAACTTCATTAATTCCTTAATTATTTGTTTTATCATCCTTTTCTTTTTTTAAATCAATTTCCCTCAATAATTGTTGGGGCGTATAAATTCTATTTTCAACATTGTAATTATTATAAATGCATGTGAAATTATCATCTTCCCATGTCCACAATGAACGCACATTATTTTTAATGTGATACCTTAAGATCCATTTTATTGTTTTGAACGTTCTTTTCACTTATTATTATTTTAATTCAAATCTATTTATTCTCATCCTTTCCTTTACAATAAAATCAATTGTGTATGCTGTAACATTGTTTCTTTTTACAATTTCTTTTAAAACATATCCCTTTGTTAAATCTTCCCAAATCTTATTTCTTATGGGTTTTGTTAAATCCTTAATCCCTATTATTTTTCCCCTGTGTTTACTCATCACATGTGCATTCCGTTAATGTTTCAACACAACAAACACAAATATCACATCCCTCACAAATCATTTCACCCTTTTCATTTACTAAATCTAATTGGCAATGCTTACATGATTCGCTTTCCTCCCAGTTATTAATTGGGTTGTTTGGATCAAAATTATCTTTTGAATCCATCATCAACTGGATCTGTAAAATATGCTTCCAAAAATAAATATATAATTGTCATGATGTAAATTAAAGCAAAATATTTCATAATTCTTTGTTTTTATTTTGTAGTTTTTAACAATTGGTTGTTAATTGCTTATTTTCTTTTGTTTATATTCCAGCATTGTAACTGGTTGTTGTTTCATTATTACTTTAACATGTGGCTGGATAACATGAAAATTCCCTAACTCAAAATGATGCCACCCATCCCAAATTTCGGCTTTCATCTTATTGAGCCATTTGCACCATGTTGCTGCACTAACAACAAATTTATCGGTATTCCGAACCCCATTCTCAAATGCTAAAATTACAGCATCAAAAGGCATGAACGCATATCTTCTTTTTAAATCCTTTGCTAAACTCTGGGCCAACATAACTTTGTTTTGCGGATCGTTATCCTTTTGCCCTAAATCAGCATATGTTTGTGTTAATACATCAATGCACATTAATTCCAAATCCTGTTGGTTTATTTCTTTAATTTCCATTTTAAAACATTTTAATTTGTGATTGATGAATTTTCAATCTTTTTGTTGCTGCATAAAAATATTCCGCATCTAACTCAAACCCCTCTAAATCATATCCTAAATTATCACATGCAATTGCAATTGATCCGCTTCCTAAATGAGTATCTAAAATTTTGTTTCCCTTTTCTGCATAATTCATTAAAATCCACTCATAAAGTTTTATACTTTTTTGAGTAGGATGTATTCTCTTTCCATCTATACTATAAAAACCCCTTTCTCCTACTGGCGGTTGCCTAAATATTAAATTCTTTGTATTAAAACTTGTCCAAGCCATTTCACTCATACTCATTAGGTGTTTATCTGTCATTTTTTTATCCCAAATTAAAAAACAAGGCGTAGCCCCTAAATAATCTAAAAAATAATTTCCACCCCAAATAATTTGGTTTTTTGAAACTCTCTTTAGTTCTTTAAAATATTTTTCATTTGGTATTTCACTATCCCATTTTTTACCATCATTAAATACCCTTGTTTTAATATCTATTCCATAAGGAGGATCAACTATTGCCAAATCAAATTCATTATCCTGCATTTCTTTCATTGCTTTTAAGCAATCCATATTGTGTAAATTAATTCCCATTATGCATGTTTTTTAATATTTCCTTTGCCTTATCATGGCTTGATAATCTTTCCATTACTTTAGATTCCATTTGGCCCTTATCTTTTCGCATATTTTCCCAATTCCTAATTGCCGACTTCCAACATTTCATTTTGTTGCGGCCAACTTTCCATCCATTGCTTTCATAATAATCGTAAAATTTGTTTGGATCAATTAAATTTCCCCTTTCCTCAATGTAATTTGAAATTTCAGAAATTAAAGGTTTTTGAAACCTACCATTAATATTTACTTTATTATTTAAGGTTTTATTTTTATAAGTACTTAATTGCGTGCCGTTTTGCGTAACCACATTTTGCGCATCCCCATTTCCCGTAACCACAAAACCGCACTTGGGTGATTCATAAACAAAATACTCATAACCAGCAAACATTGTCCCATCCTTAATTGCGTTCCTTTTAATGTATCCAAATTCAATTAATTCATTTATTGCTGAACCAATACTTCTTTTACCCTCCTTACAAATTGCACTCATTCCTGCAATTGTTAAATCCCAACCAGGTGGCAAACTTAAAATTGTAATCAATAATCCTTTTGCTTTTAAAGAAATGTTTTTATCCCTCAATATTTCATTATTGATTGTGGAATAGTTTTTATTTTTTATTACTCTTATTATTTCCATATTAAAAAACAACTATCATTGAATCATGCATCCCACACTTATCACTAACTTTCTCACCAAATGTATTTACCCCAATAAATTTAATTCTTTTAAATAAAAATCTTATTTCCTTTTTATTTGGTAAGATATAGTTGTGAAATAATTTTGTTGATGTTGAAACAGGTAAAAGTAAAATGCATTTTTTTCCTTTTTTAGATTCTTCAATTGCCCTTAAAACAAATGCTTCTTTTAATTTTCTGGAATAAGGGGGATTGACAAAATTACAATTACCCCAATCAACATTTAATCCATCCCAATCTTCAATATTATGTTGCAATGGGCATGGATCAAAATCAAAATTAAATTCCTTGTCTAATTCATTATATAAATATTTAGGTGTTGCCCAATCATCCACATGTTTTAAATTTCTATTTTTCATTTTAGTTTGTATTTTTATTCAAATAATGTTATTTGCCCTGTACCTCCAAAAATTATTGTTTGTTGCTCTAATGCGTTTAAAACATCAACCTGGGCTTTTATCCTTTGCTTTAATGAAATTATATAATTTTCTAATTCCTCAATGTTTGTTGCTACAAAATAACCATTTGATGTTGAGCATAAACATGGTAAAAGGTTGTTGATCCTAATGTGGTTTATTAACTTTCGCAACCTTGCACCATGCAAACCCATTGCATCACAAATTTTTGCGCCTGTTATTGCGTTATCCTTGCCCTGCTTGCCTTTTAATCCTTTTATGATACTTTGTACCATTTGCAACTCATCATTGCTTAAATCGGCCGTAATCGTTTCAAATCCTTTTATCATAATTAAAATGGCAATCCATCAGAACTTTCAACTTCCTGACTATTGCCGCCAGTAACTTCAATTTTCCATGCATCAATTGAATGATAGTATTTCCCTTTGTATTCCCTTGAATAAATATTTATTTCAACCTCCAACTCTTGGCCCTCACTAAATTGTTTTAATGCCTTAACTTTATCCTCACCAAATACACTAAGGCAAACCTCTGGATTGTATTCCCCACCTGTATCAATAACAAATTCCTGTTTCATCCATTCCTTTCCTGCCTTTGATGTTCCTTTTTGAACCTCTAAAAATTTTACCAACTTACCATTTACTTTCATTTTCTACTTTTTTAAATTAATTATTTCCCTTTTTAATATTTCCAACTCTTTTTTCTTTTGCTCAAATTCCTCACCATAAATGCTAAATGCCCTCATTTCACCCATAAAAAACCCAAACTTCATTGTTATCATTTCGCTTTCCAATAAATCATCATTGAATTTTTTACAATGGTAAATGCTTGTTGCATGATCCAAATTTTTAATATACAATTTCATTTTGTTGTGGCTTATTTCAACAAAGTTGTAAAGATAATAAATCAGCATTCGTTTTGCTTTTATAGTGTGATCCTTTCGACAATCATTTCCCAACACCCTTTCAATATTGGCATCCCATAAATTTGATGAAACCCTTGCGGCTTCTTTAACTATTTTTATCATATCGTAATTGTTTCAATGTTTGGTTTGTTTGTTCTTTTATCACATAATACTGGGCATTTTCTACACACCTCATATTTCCTAATTGGTTTTGGTTTAAAGGCCTTGAATTCTCGCCTGAATGAATCTAACAACATTCTATAATCATCCATTGCACCACCTGAAACATCAATCATTATGAATTTGCACCATCCACTTTTACCAAATACTAAGTAAAAAAATGGTAAATAAATCCCATGTTCCTGATAATACATTTCAATGTAATGTAATGCCTGCCTGAAATCCTTATGTTCCAAATCAGCCCATGCAAATGGATTCCAGCGGCAACTTTCATCTTCCCGAACCCCAGTATATTTTAAATCCATGATTGCCAATTCCCCTTTGTATTTCACCAATGCATCAGGATGGCCTGTTAAATCCCCAACATTCCATTCAGGTTGCACATCAATCAATTCAATTTCCAGATCATTCATTGTTTGGATTGACTTTTCACACAATGCCATTAAATCGGTTTCCCTTTTTAACATTTTCCCTGTCTTTCCTTTTGGTATTTCGTAAACCTCGCCACCCCTTGAACCGCCAATTACATGTTGCTCAAAAACCAAACCATCCAACATTGCTGCACTTGGTTCTGTGCGGTATCCGTTTAAATACATTTCCTCCCATTTGATATCACAAACATTTGGATCAAAGAAACTTTTTAATGCCGATTGGCTTATTTTAAATTTGCTCATAAACTATTGTTTTTGATTCGTTAATTGTTTCCATTATTGTATCGTACACATTTTCAATATTGAAATCCCCAGTTTGTTCCATTATAACATCAATTTCCTTTTCATAATTTCGGGCCGCTTTCATTAACCTATTGAATTTTTGCTTCACGTTCATTGAATGTTGATCCTTTAATACAGAACATTGTTCCGAAACACATTTCACCAATGCCAATAAAACAATTACCTCAACCTCCCTTTTTATTTCACTCATGATTTCAATGCGTTTAATGACTTGGCTGGTTGGTTTTCGATTTCATCTTCACCCATCATATCAGTCCATTGCATTGTTTTGATTATACAACGTGCCAATGCTCGTTTTTCTGCAATCTCAACCTTAAATGTTTGCCTACAATTTTCTTTGTTTGCACTCCCAAATGTTTCAATAATTGGGATAAACTCATCAGCATTTGCATCAAACCTCATGCTGATTGCCTTAATCACTACATTGTCAATATCGCACACAATCATTTCAAACCCAACCTTTATTTTATTTTGGTTTTTTATCTTTTCTATTCCACTCCTTGTTATAATTACAAAACCCCTTTTATCTTTGTAAACATCAGATGGTTTTAAATTATGTAATTTGTAAAATTTAGTCAATTCTGTTTTATCCATTTTTTTATTTCTTTTTTATATTTTCTTTTTTAATTGAAACCCATTTGTTGGGCCTGTAAACTGATGGTTGTTGGAATCCGAACATCATTACAAAACTCCCTACCTTTTCAGGATTGTACATTATTTCTTTTTTTATCTTGTCCATAAAATTATTATTTGAATTATTGCAGCACTTATAAAACAACAGTATGCAATGATTTCAGCATTTGTTATTTTGATTTCTTTGGAAAATGAATATCCTTTATTTTTGGAAATGAATTTTTCTAATTCTTTTGCATTCATTTTTGAACGCACAATATCCCCAAATTTGTTTTTAGCACTCCACATTATAATGTAAGTAAATCAATTAATGTTAGTGTTGCCAATAATATGTAAAGTAATCCGTACATTCCAGCCAATGCCAATAAAGTTTGTAATAAGTTTTTCATAATTTGTTTATTTTTGTTGGTGCAAACATATAATATTTTAAACAACTGTGCAAAATATATCAATAAAACTTCCAATAAACTTTACTCAACCCATGTAAAAAAGAAAATGCACCCCAAAAAAAGGATGCAAATTCTTAACTAAAACAAAGTATTATGACTGCAAATCTATATAATTATTTTGAAAATCGTATGGTTTTGCATAGTTTTATTTAAACTTTTTGCATTATAACTGAATAATTCCTTATCAATCTTATAACCTTTAAACCCTTTTGTTTCCTGTAAATCAATTCTTATATCGTGCCTACCATCTTTTTTCATTATGTAAATATTTTGTGCGGCTCTTGAACTTAAATTTAATGCGTTTTCTGAATAAGCATTTGCACCAACTAATGATGAACTCCTTGCAAATAAATCCGTTATCATGGTTTCATGTAAGTGGCCACAGATAATGAAGTGTATTTGCACCCCTTTACGGCTATATTTCGCCACTACCTTTGCAATTCTATTGCTATCCATTTTGCCCAGCTGATGCCCATGAATAAGCAACACATTTTGCCCTGCAACCTCAACAACTAATTCCAATGCGTTTCCCCTAATGAAATTTATTTTTGGCAATAATAACCTTAACATTTCAAAAATTGTGAAATCGTAATTATCTGAAGCAACCAAATCAACCCATCCCAATTCCTCATTCACCCTGGATTCATTCCCTGTAACACATGCAACACTTATTGTTGCAACCTTGCTTAAATCCAAAATGAAATGTTTAATTAAATGAACACCCAAAAATGTGGCCTTTGCCCTGTTTGTTGCCATGCTTAATTTTTCATCCAATCGCCTATCAGAATTTATTAAATCCCCAGTTATGGCAATAAGTATATTTTTAACACCATGCAATTCAGCATATTTTTTTGTGTAGTATGCAAATTTTTGCAACCTCTTTGCAGCAACTTCAAAATCATATTTATTGTGATCCAAATCAACCAACTCATTAAAATGTGTATCAGCAATTTGCACAACCATTGCACCATTCCCAACCATTTCAATTTTTGGAAATTCTGTTTCCAATGAATTTTCTTTTAATACCTTAATGATTTCCTCATTGTATGCCGTTAATGAATTTTCCAAACGTGCATGCTCTCTGAATGATTTGTTTGCAATTCGGCTTTGATCCTGTGCCTTTTGTTTTTGCTTTGATAGCCTTACATTGTATTCAACAATCTCTTTATCGGCTAAAGTGTATTTTATAATGGTTTTTATTTTCTTCCTAAAATAATCAGTTGATAGGCCCAGATTGTGCCTCTCGTTAATTATTATAGCAATTTGAGTATATCCATGCCCTATCTCCCAAAGATCGTTTATTTCATCTTTGTACTTCAAGTGTGTGTTTTCCATGTTTTATCTTTTTATTTTTTCGTAAGAACGGCCACCAAAATAAGCACCAATTACTGTAATCAATACCAATTGTAATAAATCTGTCCACTTTGCTTCAACAACAAAGTTAATAAATCCAGCATCAATAAAGATAATAAAAATTGTTGAAACAACTAAAAATGCCAATGTTAATGGCCTGATGTTTTTACTGAGCCAACTATCTGAATTCATATCGGCTTTCCATCTTTCGGAAACTTCTTCCTGAATTTTCGCTTCAAAATCAAAAATCATTTGTTCCAACTTTTGTTTTAAAACTAATTTTTCTTCCTTGGTTGTTGTTAAATCATCAATCACATTGCCAACTTCCTTTACTAATTCGGTTGCGCCTGTGCTGAATATCTTGCTTAATATCCCCATTTTATGTGTTTTAAATTAGTATCCCCAAATATTTGGGGTACTTTTTTGCTCATCAGAATCAACATGAATAAAATGCTTTTCAAAATTAATTCCAAACCTTTCAAATCCAGCACCGCCCAATCCCCCCATAATGATTGCCAAATTTGTGCCGCTACTAAATGCAATATCAACCGCAACCCCTTTAATGTGTGAACTTGTTGGGTTTTTAATTGATAATGGATGTTGTTTGCACCTGTAACCGCTTGTTATTTTAAAGGGTGTTTTTGCAATCTTTCTGCCCCTCACTAACATTTCCAAAAAATCAACATCAATTTCATTTGATTCGCACCCACACTTGCATTTAAATTCTCTTAATTTAAAGTGTTTCATTTGCTCCTTTTAATAATTTCCATTACACCCATAATAATTTTTATTATTGCATAAATTGCCGTGCATATTAAAATAAACATTCTTAATTCAAATTCCAAATTTCCAAAACTTAAGCCAATCCCTGTTGCGTTTACCGCTATAAATTCTAAACTATCTTTTACACTTTCTTTTGCCATTAAATTTGTTTTATTGTTACACTACACCCGTTTATTTCGGTTCTTAATTTACCTGCTCCCTGCCCATCCTGCTTCCAAAACACAACTCTAAAAACTCGTTTACTTGACTCCACAATTGAACTGTGTAAAATAGAATTTGATGTACTGCCATACCTATTCCCACCAGCACCTCTGTCATATATCCAACTCCTGCTTGGTGAAACTTCTACCCATGTCATTGGTGTTCCCGCAACTGCTAATCCAGTTTGTAAAGTAATGCCGCCCAAATATCTATTTATAACCACTGCTACATCAACCGCAACATTCCATTTTATTTCATAAACTCCTGATCCTGCATTTTCATCTAAACTGAAACTGTATTCTGAACCACTAATCCCTGAAATTCCTCCAGATCCATTTAAAGAAATAGTTGTTGATGCTGAACCAACTGAACTGGTATCGAAAGGCACAACAACTGCATTTGCAATTCCATTTGTTGCACTTGTTAATCCTGTTCCTGAAGATGTGGCAAATTTATAATTAGATATTCCACCTGATTCTGAATCTACATATGCTTTTATTGATTCTGATGTTGCTAATTTTGTAGGACTTGCACCAACCATTCTGTCGGAATCTAAAAATCCATCAATTGAAACACCGCCCTTTTCCAATGAAGTTGCATCAACATCAAAACCTGCAATTTTACCTTTTGTTTTCCTTTGATATTGTTGTATTAAATCAACCCTTGAAATAACAATATACGATCCCCCATTAATATCTTCTGTTAATGTATAGGTATCAATTGACAATGAAGTATCTGCTGCACCTTGTAATGCTGAAATTGTAAATTCATACCTCACTAAGGTTAATTTTTCCTCAATTACTATTGTATCCCCAATATTAAAAATTGCCGTTCCAATTGCATTAATTGGGATTGATGAAATTTCACCCGCTGCAATATGTGATGCGGTTGATGTATAAGATTCATTTCTGGAAAATTGTGGCGGCAAAGAAAATGTTTGGTTTGGATTTCCCAATCTCGGAACGGGATCACTCCCACCATCATCAAGGATTGAAATTGCGGTTGTGATGTTTCCATTGATATTAGTAAATGTTGAGGTTGATGTATTTGCTACATAAGTCATTTCAAACCATTCTGCATCCCATTGATCCAGTCCAGTTGTAAATGAACCCCTTAAAAATACATATTTTTTATTATCCGAATCAATCATTCTACCGATTGGGTTTATGTATTTTGGCCTGCCTAAATCAGTTTTCCCATTAACGGCTGTTGTTGTTGAGCAACTTAGTTTGTAAGAAATGTTATTTTGTGCCGATAAAATTTCCCTTAATAGTAATTCAGAAATTGCATCATCCCCTGTTAATGTCCCAACTCCCCACTCACCCAGGAATGATGAAAATATCCATGCAGATCCATCCCAAATTTGTATTGATGAATCTGAATCAGGTGTTTCTGCATCCCCAAAATGCAAATCCTTAATTTCCTTGTGCATGGAATTTGTTGTGACATTATCCATGTAAATTGTTTGCCCTAATGCATTAATTGCTCCATTTGAAATTTTTGCAAATATTGAATAATTATTTGTTAAAGGGATTATTTGTTCGTAATATGAAACTTCATTTGGTAAAAAATTATAGGCGGTTCTGAAAAAATTAGAAGAAGATCCCCATGCTACTGGCTGGACACTAAACATCCCCCTTTGTGCTCCCAGAAAACCTGATATAGTTTCATTGTTAGATGTCAATGAAAAATATTCAAAATCCCAATCACCAGTAAAATCAGAATCAATTGGAATAATAAATGAATTATCCCCAACTTTTGTTCCATTTACAATTTCAATGTTTTGGTATCCAATATCTGAAGTAAGTGTTTTTGCAAATGCTGATAAAACATGATGAACTGTTGTTGAGATTGTAGAATAATCAGCCCAATGCAACCCATCTGAAGATGTCCAATGCAAATAATGGGTAAATGTTGATGATCCTGATACCTTTGCCCTAATACTCCAATTCATATCATGGTTAAATGCTGATCCTGATGATCCTGAACCCGCAACAATAGCCGTTAAATACCTTACAATTACTTGACAATAAAATCCATCCAATAAATCTGCATCAGTAATAGTTGCAATTTCTTTTGATGAAACATTATTTATCCCTAAAAAATAAGTTGTATCAAAAGGAATAAATCCAGCAAAATAATTTTGGCCACTCATTGATAAGAAATCCCCACTAATTGATTTAATTGCTGGATAATAATCCCATGAGCCACCTGATAATTTTTGTATTCCTGAATAATTATTCAAATAATTTTCCAAAACTAAATCATATCTTGTGTAATATGTATCCCCTATATAAGGTTGTGAATCTATATATTGCCCAGTCCTATAATAATTCCTTGAAGTAATATCGACTGGGGCTGTTACTGTTCCACTATTACCTTTTGTATATTCCCCAACTTGTATTATTCTAAATTTATGCTTCCAATAAATTAAGCGGCAACCCCATACTTTCAAAATTGATTCTAAAACCTCATAAGTATTTAATGGCGTGTATAATTCATCATCAGCAACATCAACATTTGGATCTTCCATTTTATGCCAAACGTCAGATTTTACCCTTGTATAATTTAAAGGATCGGTACTCATATTTGTATTTTGGTGCTTTTCATTGTACCAATTTACTGATGTTTGTATTCTCCACGTTTGCCATGTCCCTTCAGCCGCTGATGCCATTCCAGTCTTTTGTAAAGCCCTTGAAATCCATTTTATTGTTTTTTCATATTGATCGGGAATGTATGTGTTTGCCCTAAGCATAGGCGGCGGGATTGTTTCATCAGGAACAAAATCATGATCCTTTAATAATGCTAACCCATCAACTGCCGTTAAAGATATTTCATAAGGAAACGAAACATCTTCCTTTGAAGATAAATCCAAAATGATAAAACCACTCCATAAGGGAATAGTACTTGTCCCATCAATATACAAATGGGCATAAACATCCTGCTCCTGATATGTTTCCCTTAAGTTTGTTAAAAAAACCTCCTGAAATATGTTTTCAATAACTAATGGAATAGTCATTTTTGATCCAATTATCCCTGTGTATTTTTCATCACCTTTTCCATCATAAGAAATTTCACAACCCCCAACCCCCAACTTTACTTCAGTTGATGAACCTGTGAAATTTTTATCCCAAAATTCCAATGTGTAATCATCACCATTTAATGATAAATATTCTGAGCTAAATCTTTTTACGTATGCCATTTATTAAACGAATCTTAATCTATCAGTTGTTTGTTTTGAGTTGGATAAATATATATCATTTCCTGATAATTTCCCAACAATTTGAATTTTATTATTTTCATTCCCACCCATCATTCCCTGAAGTTTCTTTAATGGGGCAACAACCTCTGGATTTCCTGTTCCTGCGCCAGGATATTCACCCATTAAACCAACAGTTGGGCCACTAATTATTCCACCATCTGCAAATGCTGGGATCGGTGTTGATGCTATTGTCGCAACACTTGCAGCGGCTAAACCACCAACAAAAATTGACAATGGAATATTCGGCAATGAGGCAACAACGGCAGAAACTCCATTGATAATTGCATTCATTATTGCCATTGCTTTGTCCCTCCTTGCTTGTTTTTGTTTCATGGCCTTTTCCTTTTCTGCCATTGCCTTATCCATTGTTTCTTTTTTAGCTGCAAATGTAGTGTTTAATTCATCAATTGCAATCTGCTTGGCTTCCTCACTCATCATTCCATTTTCAATCCTTGCCAACTGTTTTTCATAATCAGCATCATGCAATTCCTGCTGTAATGCTTTTTCGTTTGCCAACTCTGTTGTTTCTTTTTTAGCAACTGCACTCACAAAATTGCCAATACCTGCCATTGCTTTTTGGGCAATACCTATCGCTTTTTGAATACCCTCACCCCAATCATCCCAAAAATCACCCCAAATATCCTTTAAACTTTTTGTTGTTTCCTTGGTGCGGGCCAACATTTCTTCATAAGTTTCATCAATTTCAAAATGTCCCTCTATTGGTGCATCCTCATCCCCCTCACTTCCACCGCTTCCACCGCTTCCACCGCTTCCAACTGCAAAAACTCCTTTTATCTTGTTATAAATTCCTTTGGCCATGTCGGCAGCACTATCAACCGCCCCCTGAATATCATCTTCAGTAATGTATTCAACTTTTTCCTTTGTTAATGTATTATCAATTGCTGTTTTTAAATTTTCTGCCATCTCATCCCCTAACTCCTTAGATGTTTTTTGTAAAACTTTTGCACTTCCCTTTATTCCATCTGATGTTGCTTTCACCCAATCTTTAGCTCCCTCTTTTACCCCTTGTGGATCTATACTTAATGCTGATGAAATTACTTTTGCAATTGCCTTAAATTGACCAATCCATGTTGCGATCAAATTTGTGACAATCCCTTTCATTGAATTAAAGGTAAATTTAGCTTGCGCCCATAAGTTTTTAAACACCATAATTATCAACTGGATTGCACCCCTAAATAACATTGATTCATTGTATAAGTCAATAAAATAATTAATTACTGAAACTAATGCTTTTTTAATTGGCTCCCAGTTTTTGTAAATCAAAATCCCTGCCGCAACTGCTGCTGCAACCACTAATCCAATGGGACTTAAAATTAATGCAAATGCTGTTGCTAACCCTCCCAAAATTGATATAACTGGCCCAATTGCTGCAACAATTAACCCGACTGTAACAATGTTGTTTTTCATTTCACTACTCAATCCACTCCACCAACCCAATGCTTTCTGAACAAGCCCCATAAGTTTTTGAAAAACAGGAATAAGCATTTCACCCAATGAAATTGCAACCCCCTCAGCTTGTGATGCCAAACGCCTCATTGCTCCAGCCGCACCACTATCCATAATGTCGGCCATTTCCTTGGATTTCCCAGCGGCATTTGCTAATTCAACATTATATTCAGCCGTTTTTTGTGTGTTTCCTGCTAATATTAATCCAGCACCAAATGCACGTTTTCCAAATAATCCTGTTGCGGTTGTTACTTTATCAGTTGATGTGTTTATTTGATTCATTGCATCATCAAAACTGATCCCCTTTGTTGCCAACTCAACAAATATTTTCCTCAAATGCGTTCCCATTGTGGATGCTTCCATTCCACTATCGGCCAATGTCATCATCATAGCCGTAAGTCCCTCTAATGGAACACCAACAGCATTTGCGGTTGCCCCAACAGTTGGCATTGCAACACTCAATTTTGTCATATCAATGGCCGCGCTTGAACTTGCAACCGCAAACATATCAGCAATTTTTGCCGATTCGCTTGCTTCCATTCCAAAACTATTCATTGTAGATGCAACTATTGTTGCACTTTCAGCCAAATCATGGCCTGTTGCTTGTGCTAAACTTAATATTGAATCAGTTGATTTGTTTATTTCCTCTGGTGTTAATCCCAACTTGGATAATTCCAATTGTAATCCAGCCACTTGTGAAGCGGTAAACATTGTTGAACTTCCTAATCTTTTTGCGTTATCTTCTAATGATTTAAATTCTGAAGCGGTTGCGCCTGAAACGGCTTTTACCTTAAGCATTGCCTGTTCAAAATTTGCAAATGTTTTTATTGCAATTGCACCCAGCCCAATGATTGGCATTGTCAATCCAGTAGTCATGGAACTCCCAACACGTTTCATTGACTTTCCGAAATTCCTTACTTTCCTTTGTGCTTTTTTCATGGCCTTATTAAAGCCACCCATGTTTGCACCGAAATTAAATGTTAAAAAACCGACTGCTTTACTTCCCATAATTATCCATTTTTTTAATGTATTCCGCCCTTGCTTTTAATTCCTCAAAATCAACTTCTGACTTTGTTTTATCCCATTCAAATTTAATTAAATCTGTTGGGGATAATGATTTTCCTTTTCCTGTGTGCGGCATCAGTAAATATGCCGTTTGCCATCTGCACCTTTCCCATTCCTGCCTTTGTCTTAAATTTTCCAAATCATTAAATCCATCCATTTTAAGCCAAAAATGTTTGGGCAACATATCATAAAAAACATCAACCTCCATGTTCATTTGCCCAAATGCAATCCTTTCTAAATCTTGCCAACTTAGCGTTTTGCCTTGCTGGCCTTGCCCTTTCCCTCTTTTTTAGTATTTCCACCCATTTGTTCGGCTAAAATATTCATGCATTTTTCAATTGCATTAAAATCTTCATCAACCAAATCAGAAAGTGTTTCAATATCTAACTCACATTGTTGTTTTGCTGCCCTGTAACCATCTTCCAACCCACAAAGGATTAAAGTTAAGGCATCATTCAATTTCATATCTTGGCCTAACTTATCCAAATCAGCCAATGATGAGTTTGTTTTTATTCCATACTTTCTTAAAGCATTGAACCCAAATTTAATTGGATATTTTTTTTCTGCTATTTCTACAAAATTATATTTCATGTTATGTGTTTGTTTAAATTGGTTTGTGAGGGGTGAAACACACAAACAAGATCACCCCCCACGCGCCAAAAATTATTATTAAGATACAGTCTGAGTTAATGCACCAGTACCCTCTAAAGATAGAGAATAAGTTGCTGAATCTTCCGTTCCTGCTGAAGCACTCCCAGAAGTAACCCATGCCGTTCCAGTATATAAAACATCCCCAGTTGCCGCTGCTGTTGTTCCAAATTTAACTGTTAATGATGCTCTTGTTAAAATGTAAGCTGAAATTACATCTTCAAATCCATTTGCTAAAACTGATCCTGCTGCATCAGTCCATGCATAAGCACCATCAACATCAATACTCCAATCCCTTAATCCCTCTAAAGTTTCTTTCCATCCTGCTGATTCTTTGTTCGTGATTTCTCTTGTTGAATGATTAATGTTTATTGATCCGTTTTGTGCATAAGCTACTAACAAACCACTCCCATCATAGACTTTTATGTCCGTTCCATTTAATATTGCCATTTTCTTTTATTTTTTTATTATTAATTTTCTTTATTTTTACTCACTTTTTTTTTCTTTTTTTCTTTTGGGGCTTTCCCTAATTCCTCTAATTGATCCAATGTACCCTCAAATATAGGAATTTCCTTTATTTGTGGTTTTTCAATGCATTCCAATTCAATCAATTGATCTAATTCGCTTTCTATTTTGATAATCACAAATGTTCCTTTTTTGATTGTTTTACCATGCCTTTTGCTTGGCCAATCTTTTAATAATTCGTATTTCATAATTTAACTATTTATTATTCTTATATTAAAATTTAATGCTTTTCTATAAATTCCTTCATCACCACTATCATCATCAAATAAATCATCATATCCAACATATTGGATTGATTGTATTTCCACCCCTCCAAATGTTCCCTTAACTCTATCCAATGCCTTTCTTATTCTCAATCCTAATACTGACGCTTGTTTATAAGTTTCTGAATAACAACTTACCATTAAACTGTCAGTATCTAAAGTTGAAACCCCATCTTTGTCATTTGTTGGCGTTTCACCATTTACATCATAAATGATAAATGGAAATTGTGTTGAATTTTTAGCAACATTTGGGAATATTCTTACCCCAACCAATTGTGAAACATCAGCATCATTGCTCAAAATATTATATATTGCTAATCCTGATTTCATATTAATATCCTAAAGTACCATATTTTTTTAATCTCCTTGTGTGTATATTTAAAGCCTTTTTAAAAATCTTTTCTGCACTTTTTATTCCGCTGGCTAAAACCTGTCTATGTGCTGAACTCCATGCATCTGCCATCCATGGCTGATCCTCTCCAAACCCCTTCCCCCCAAATTTTGTTTCGCCACCATACTCAACCCATGCACCATAAAACCCACTTTTCTTTTTACTGCTAAATGCCCCTTTTACTTTTGGGCCTACATATCCCCCATTATACTTGCGACTTGACTTTGTTGTAAAAAAACCAACACTTTTTGCCAATTGCCCACTTCCTCCCAATCCTTTTGCATTTTGTTTTGCCGCCTTAACTAATGGTTTTGAATTTTCCCTCCAAAATTTAACCCAAATTTTATTTTTATCAACTTGTTTTGGCAATTGCTGAAACATTAAATTAATATCACGTAAATTCGCTGGATCAACCTCAACCCATGACTTAGACGCTTGGGCTGATTGTCCCCCTACTTTAGTTTTTCCAGCCATTTAATCTTTTTGTTCTGTTAATAATTCCAAAAACATTTCCCTCCCATCAACCTCATTTATTGCTTGAATGTAATAATATTTTAATTTGTATATAATACGATATGTTGGATCTACCGCATTCCCAATATTTCTTATTGTAAACATAACCTTTGATGTTGCTGTTAATTTATTGGATTCCTCATTTTCCATACCTCCTGTCCATTCCACATTTGCCCACACTGTCAATCCCAAACCCCATGAAATAACCTCTTCCCCATAATCATTTGCCGTTTTTATGGGTATTTGCAAAATAATTCTCCTATCTAATTTCCCGATTTGCATTATCTTAAGACTTGAATTTTATATTGATCCAATAAATATTTTGCAGCCATTGGAACTTCTGATGCAATACGGCCAACAACAACTGTTTCCCTGTTTGCATACCAATGCCCAATTGTAAGCAATGCCGCTTGTTTTATAGCATTATCAACTTCCGCAGCCGTATCAACTCCAACATTATAAGTAACCTCAACCGCATTTATTCTGCTCGATAAATTTGGAAATGATTTGTTTGGCGCTGCCCACACTCTTGCTGGCATTGATATATTGTCAAGTGAGTAATCTGATTCCGATAAAGTTTGTGATGCTTCATTAATATCGTAATAACTAATTGAAAACAAAGCTGCTTGTACTGGGCTTTTTAATAATTCAGAAATTTCAGCCCAAACATCTGAATATTGTGTAATTGTAGTTTTTAAAAAAAACCGATTTGTGTATTCCTCACAACTACTTGTTGCCGCCTTAATTAAATTTGTAATCAATGTATCATCAGCATCAACATCCACTTTTAAATGTTCTTTTGTTTCGCTTAATGTAAGCAAATCAACTGTTGCCGCAACTGTAACTTTATATGATCTCATTTTTTACTTTTTAAAAAAAGGGATGGCCGTTTAAAACCACCCCTTTCAATCAATTATTAATTAATTATGCTTCAATCAATGTTGCAAATGCTGTATCATTTTGTGCAGCATCACCATCCATTAAAGATGTTACAATCATTCTTGGCTCACCTGTTGCACCACCTGTGAAAGGATCAAATAATATATCCAATCCACCAAACTGTGCAATGTGTACCTTAGTGAAATCACCACATAAAGCATGCGCTTTTGAAGATGCCCCAGATCGAGCAATATTTCCAGATGCAAATGATTTGTAGCCGTTCAATTCTCTATTTGCATTATCCCAAATTGGAGAAACTGAAGAAACTTGCGCTAAACCTTTAACAGTTTTATAAGCATCAGCATCAAGTAAATATTTAACGTTATCCCCTAACATAACACCAGCCGCTAATAAAGCCGTTTCCAATGCTAAGTAATCAGATGCCGTGTTTCCTGTTGAAATTGCAGCCGCATCAGCAAAAATAGATGCTGGTGCATTTGTTACATCAGCCGTATCTAATAATGCATTTTCAAAAGTAGCCGCAATTGATGCTGCCATGTTTCTTTGTAATGCTGATTCTAAACTTGCATTTTGAACTAACGCTTCATTTGAAACATTTACAACAGAAATAATTTTCTTTGGTGTAAGCGTAATTGAAGATGCTGTTCCATTTGCTGCACCTGCCGAACCACCTGCTTCAGGAACAAAGTAAGAATTTACTGCCGAAATAACTGGGAATTTCATATTATCAACACCAGAATAAAAATTTGCACCAGCTTGTGCCAATACTAATTGTGATTCCAACTGATCCGTGAAACTCATTGTCATTGTTGATCTACCAGCAGATGTGCCAACTGATGCTCTTTGTAGGATTGAAGATGGTATTGCTAAACCTTTAAAGTTTTGCCCTGTATATCTTGCCTCAGATCTTGCTTCCTGATCCATTTCCTTAACTATTCCGCTAAGATTTCCTGTGTACGCTTGGCGCATTGCCTCTTGGAATGTGAATGTTTCAACATCTTTATCAGTTTTTGAAACAACAACTGTTCCGGTAACCTTTGCCGCATCTCTTAAAGATTTTTCCATTTTTTCTGCTCTTTCAATTTTAGTATCTAATTCATCAACTTCCGTTAATAAACCATCAACCTGGTTGTTTTCATCTTTCGTTAGATCTCTTTCAGTAGTTGTTGCAACATCTTTGATGCCCTCCAAAACTGAAATAATATCTGAACGCATTTCTTTTAATTCTTTAGAATTTTTCATTTTGCTTTCTTTTTTTTATTAAATTTATTTTCTTTTTTTCAATTCAATTTTCAATGCCAATAATGATCTTGAAATTAAATCGCTTTCCTCTTTTTCCCTTGTTTGTTTTTCTTTATATACGGATAAACCCCTTTGTGCAATAACCAAATCATTTGCATCAGGATATGCTGGATAAGTAACAGGTGAAACATCATAAAGTCTTGCAACCTTATTGATTGTACGCACATCTTCACCATCAACAGTTTCCCAACTATCATTTAAAACAGTAAATGCAAAAGAACTTTGGGTAATATCACCACGCTCCATTGAAACCGCCAAATCCTTTCCATAAGATGTTTCAGGGATTGTAAATTCATACTTCAAACCAGTTTCATCAGTACTTAATTGCAATGTTCCGCTTGTTGTTCTTGCCAAAATAAGGTTTCCATCATGGTTTATTAAAGCCCTAACATCATCACCCAACACATCATCAAATGCGCCCTCAGCAATAATTTCTTTAAACCCACCCAAATTTTCACTTAATCTATTGTAAACAGATGCATGCCCAACAACCTTTAGGCCGTTTTCAACCTCATCCATTCTCGTTTCCATTTTAAATAATCTTTTTTCCATAACAATTTTATCGTTTTTTTTATCCCAGCAATTATTCACTTTCCCCAATTTTATCTATTGTTGTCATGTTTAACTGCATGAAATGTTTATCACCCCCATCAATCTTGTTCATATTTTCTTTACTTCTAACTTCATTTATGCTCATCACCCCAATGTTTACCATTGTTCTATAAAATTCTGATCTGTCTTTTGTGTTTCCCCTAAGTAATGCATTTACATTAAATTGAACAAATACTTTCCCCAATTCGTTTGTTCTGAATAACTTTAAATTCATTTCCTGTTCAATCCTTACTAAATAAGGCATCAATGTGTATGTAACAAATTCCTGTGATTGCATTTCAATATTGTTGAAACTTGATTTACTCAAATCACCAATCATATGTGGCGGCAAATTATAAATTCGGGCAACTTCCTCAACACTAAATGTTCTGGATGCCAAAAATTGCGCTTGATCTGGTGAAATTGAAACTGGTTTAAATGTTAACCCCTCCTCTAAAACAACAGTTGAATTTGCGCTTGTTAGTTGTGCGTAAATATTATTGAATGAATTTTTTAAACGGCCAATTGCGGTTTCACTTAATGCTCTTTCTGTGGACAATATTCCACTTAATTTGGCGCCATTTTTGAAAAATGTGTTTCCGTATTCTTCAACCGATAAACCCCAACCAATTGAATTTTTACATTGTTCAATCGGACTCATTCCCCTGATGCCATCCTTTGTGATTGTTTTGAAATGCAAAACATCTTCAGCATCTTTTAATCCGTATTGTGTATCGTAAAATAATTTACCCTCCTTTTGAACAACATCAGTTTCATCAATGTTTAATGGTAACAATTGCAAAGGGATTGAACTCCTTGAATCTCTTTCAATGTAGAAAAATGATTCCCCTTTTGTGCAAATCCCTAACATGAGGAACTCTAAAAATGTAATCTTGTTTTGAAAATTATTTGGTTTGTATTTTAGTAAATTGTAAACTGGGTTTGCCTTGGCTTCTACCTTATCCCCATTTTTATCAATTTCATAAACGCTTATTGGCAAACTTGAAACACTTTCGCTTAATAAACGGATTGCGGCCCAAACTGCCGTAAATGTTAATGCCGTATCAGAATTTACTGCAATGGCACTTCCTTTTGGCACTTGACTTCCAAACGTTCTTTGTTCATGCCTTACATCCTTTTTTGAAGGTGTAATTATGTTTTTTAAAGTATCTATTAAGCCCAAATCTGTATATAATTTATGCAATTATACGTATTTAAAACCTAACTTTTATGCAACTTGGTTGCTTTTCTTAAAATGATTTTAAGGTTGTTTTTATGCGTTTTAAGGCATTTTGATGGTTTTGTGGTATATACACACCTAAAATTGTATAAAATTGATTTACTACCGATAAGCAAACGAAATTTAATTTATTATGTTAAATTATTTTTGATGCCTTTTTATCCTTTTATCTCGGCAATTACGATAAGAATTATAATCAGAATATTTGCGTTTACTGAAATTGTTTTCGTACTCATCTTCAACCATTTCATATGCCGCTTTATAAGTTTTTGTTTGGGCCGCACAATCCCAAAATCTTTCATCAAATCCCTCTGGTGTTAATAATGCTAATATTCTGTTATTCATATTTTTTATAAAATTAGTAAATCCCTTGTATCGTAAATGCTACCCAAATCTTCCCCATCCATGTATTCACCTAATGCCATAACCATTGAAACAATCCCATCCACCTTTTCTTTAGATTTGTTTTTTGCAATTTTAATATTTCCAGCGGGATCTTCCATAACTGCAACATTGCTTAACATCCAATTCATTGCGGGGTTATTATCATGCACAATTTCTTTTGCTAAAATTAATTTTTCTAATTCCTTTGTTGGCGCACTCATTGAAACAAAACCCTGTCCAAATGGGGACATGTTTGCGCCATCATTCATTAATTCAGTAACTAACATTGATGCATTCCACCTGTCATAAGCAATTGATTGAATTTTATATTGTTTGCTTAAATCATTTATCTTGGCCCTAATGAAATTGTAATCGGCAACATCACCAGGTGTTGCAATAACATTCCCCTGTTTTATCCATGTCATGTAATCAACCCCATCCCGATCACTTCTTTTCTTTGCATTATCTTCAGGAATAAACAAATGCGGAATAAATACATATTTTTTATCCACTTCAAAAACTAAAACAAATGCTGAAATATCCCTTGTTGATGCTAAATCCAAACCACCCCAACATTTCATTCCATCCAAACTTTTGTAATCAAATTCAGGATTGCACTCCATCCATTCATTGTGGCCAATCCATTGTGTTTGTGAATCTGTCCAAATGTTCAATAATAATCTTTTAAATGTGTTTTGGTAACTTGGAATGCTTACGGCCCTTTTGCTTTCCTGAAGCATGTATTCTTTTCTTAATGAAACCCCATAATTTGGATTTGCTTTTTTCCATGTTGATTCCAATGAAATATCATCTTCCTCATCCGCTTCATAAATTACAGAATAAAATGTTTCATCAACAATTGCACCATCCTGAACTTGTTTTGCGTATTTGTACACTTCATAACATATTGATTGCTTATCATAACCAGCGGTTGTGATTGCAACAGTCAATGGTTCTCGCCTACTTCCTGTTGATGTTGTTAATGTATCCCATAAATCCCTGTTTGGTTGTGTGTGTAATTCATCAAAAATTATGCAATTAGCATTAAATCCATGCTTTGTTTTACTATCAGATGAAATGGCTTGAAAGAAATTTCCTTTACTTTCGTTTGTAATGCTATTCCTGAACACTTTTGATCGCCCTGTTAATTCATTTGAATTTAAAATCATCCCCTTTGCAATCTCAAAAACAATTCCCGCCTGGTTTCTATCACCAGCGGCCGCATACACTTCCGATCCCCTTTCACTATCAGCAAACAACATGTAAAGAGCAATTGCAGCGCACAATGTAGTTTTTCCGTTTTTCCTTGGCACTTCAATAAATACTGTTCTGTATTTTCTTAATTTTGTTTCCTCATGTTTCCAACCAAAAATATTCCCAACAATTTCCTTTTGCCAATCTTCCAATAAAAAAGGTTTCCCAGCCAATTCCCCTTTTGTGTGTGAACAAAATTTTTCAATAAAACTTATTGCCCTTTGTGCTGCATCTTTGTCAAAATAAAATTTACTCAAAATAATTATTTATTTGCGTGTTGTTGTTTATTGCTGGTGCTGAAATTGATGCCCTTGCAACTGGTGTTAATCCAAATTGTGTTGCCAATTTCATTGCTGAATTTAAAGCATCTTTTGCAATCTTTTGTTGTGGCTTTGCTTGTGAACGAATCACCATTCCATCAATGTTTTTAAACTCATCAATTCTGCCGTTATCCCTTAGCCATTGTTCCGCCTCAATGTAAAGTGAAATTTCATTGCAATATGCTTCAACCAATCGTAAATCCACAACATGCAACATTTGTAAATTGAATAATTGACTGGTTACTTTTAGCCATTCGCCTTTTCCAATCTCACTTAATAATGTTGGTGCATCTGGTAAACTTGGGCAAACATCAACTTGCATTTCATTCTCAACTTCCCTGGATTTCTCGGTTGTTCCTTGCATTTGTTTTAATGCGGTTGGTATTTTTTTACGGCCCTTTCCCATTATTTTTTTAAACTCGGTTCGGTTCTTATTAATGATGGTATCCCCTCAACTGGTTTTGAAACCATGTATTCCCCACAACACTCGCATAATGCTTCTTTTGTTACTACCTTATCCCCTACAATAACAATTGTAGCTTTGATAAGATCAATTTCATTTTTGCATTTTTTACATTTGTACTTTGTCATTTTTTTTTTGATATTAGTTTAAACTAAGTAGATAAACAAACAAAATAGTAAACCCCTTTTTTGCGTCAATGCCTCTTCCCCC